ATATCAAAAAGTATAAAATTATTTTGGTCATCTGTATACTCAGGAATTATAATCAACTTTGTATTAAATTCACCTGATGATTTCCAATATTTAATAAATGGTTCTAAGGTATTTAAATCCACCACTTCTGTTTCTCTATCATACCAAAAGTATAATGGAAATGAATTACCACCCATATAATCTAATTGTTTCAATTTCATTAGTTCTTGAAATACTTCTTGTTCAAAGTCTGTTGCTAAAAAATCTGTTACCTTAATTCTTAAACTTGGTTCTGTCATTATAAATCCTTACAACTTCTGCACTTTAAGTGCTTTTCACATTTTTCATAGTCGTGTGAAATGATTTTACCTTTGTCATCATAACACTCGTCTATAAACTCTTGTAACCTATTCATAACCTTATTAACACTTGGTTTTCCACTTGCTGGCGAGAACGCCTGAATTCTTTTCTGTGGATAAATCATATTCTCATATAATCTTCTCTTTAATATTAAATATTCAACATCTATTTTATCTTCCGATATTTCTAATTGTTTTGCCATAAAGTGTTTATACAACAACAACTGATTAGTTTTGTTCTTGTCGGCTTTCATATACTTGTTCCAACCCATAGTAGATGATTTGATATCAATGACTTTCATACGACCTGTTTTCTTGTCGTGTAGAACAACATCCATAAACCCTACAAATCTCATATTCTTTGGTAGTTTGTAATTTAGGTTCATCTCGATACCGACTAACTCAGTATCTTTCTTTTTGAAATGACTACCTTTTCTTTTTAAGAACTCATCAATAATATTAAATCCGTCTTGTGTGAATTCTGACATTTCCTCTTTGGTTACTTCAAATCCATCACCATATCTGTCTTTGGCTTCTTTATATAATTCTTTCATACGATAAATCAGAATATCGTGTAGTGGTAATTCATCAGCTTCTTTGATTGTTCGTTCGTAATAACATACTAAATATGCTTGGATAGTTTCGTGAATAGCACTACCGAACAAGGTATAGATATTACCTTTGAAAGTCTCTGCTTTATCTACATAGTTTGCTTTCCAAGTGTAAGGACATTTGTCCCACATTGCGAACTGACTATAACTTATTTTGCCCATTTGCCTCTTGCTACGACTTTTGCCATAACTCCATAATTTGATATATCTGAAAAACTATCCACCACACTTTCATTTTCAACTGCGTGGTTGTTGTCTCTCATCAATAATGTTTTTAATCTTTCTATCTTGTCATTCATACGAAACCAAATACCCAACATAGATAATTTAATATCTTCTTTGGTCTTTAGTATTGTCCCAACTGCTATATTTTGTGGGCCGTAGTCGTATTGTTTCTTACAAAATAATTCATACTGTTCTCGTTGTATGTTCTTAAATTCACCTGTCATTTCAGGATATGTTTTTTCCATATACTCAATTACATCAGAATATTCTGACTCTGGTGCTTCTCTTGGAAAATCCAAAGCTGAATCTGGCATACCTTTAGGGGTATCTTTAATCATTATTTACTCCATATTTTTTTTAGTTGTTTTTCGTCTACACCATACTTTGATATAACTGAATATACGACATCTTTACCCATTATGTCAAGCGTTTTTTCAATATTTTGTGAACTTTCTTCAAAATACTCACATAATATATCCATAGCCCACTTTTCTATCTTGGACTTCTTCTTTGATTTAACATATGGTAAGTATGTATTTCCTCTTGGTAGTAGATTTGTATAGAACTGATAAACTGATTTTGGTTTCAGTTCCCAATATTGTTGTATTTCGTTTACAACTTCTATCCACTCGGCTTTCATTGATAAAAATCTATGCACCATATAATTAGACCAAGTCTTTTTATCGGCGTCTGTAATGTTGTCCCAATACAATTGGTTCTGAACATTAGTAATTTGTTTTATATGGTCAAATAGTGATTTTGTTTTCATAGTGAATAACCTTAGATATAAATAAATATCTTGTATGAATCTGAAAATGTATTTTTTTTAATATTGGTTTGTCATTTCCGTTCTTGGAAACGAAATCTTGTGTTTACTATAATCCATACTATCTTGGTAAAGTTCATTTACTTCATCAGAATATTTGTATTTACTGACATTATCTTTAACATAAATATTGTTTCTTGCAACGAAGTCTAAATCATCAGTATCATTTAGTAATTGTTTATCACCTTTTGTAATCTTAAATCCATACTCAACATCAAGTTCAAATTCATCTCCATCAGATTTGAGTGAGAAATTACAATTAAAGTGTGAGTCTTTTAAATTGTATCCTTTGAAGTTATCTCTAATGATAAAGTTAATGTTGGATTTACTCGTAACATTTGCTAACACCCAAGCAAAACCCTTGATTGTTTTTATAAGTTCATTTTCAATAGTATCAACGATATTATTCTGTTCCGTTGATATTAAAAATTCTTTTGTGAAAATACTATTATCTTTCTCTTGTTTTAATTCCACCTCTATATTATTAACCTGTAAAGAGTTTTCTCTAATTCTTGCTCTGTAATATGGTGGCTTTCCACCCTTTTCTTTTGGTGTGGCATATGAAAAGTCATCACCGATTAAATCTTCACCCTCTTTTGTAAATTGAAATGACTTCAACATTACCTCTATAAAAAATGCTTTTAAGTGTCTAATCATCAATGTATTTTTGTAATCATTAGAAGTCCAAGCGTTCAAAATTGTTTTTTCCTTTGATACATCAAAATCATCTCTATAAACATCTAATGGTGTGTGGTCTAATATATCAGTTGACTGCATTAAGTTTAGCAACCCATTATTTTCAAAGTATTTGTGATTATCATATAGAAACTTTAGTTGTAACATAAAATCCATATGATTTTCTTTTGGATAACCCGGTATCCAATTTGCATTATAAAATACATTACTCTCGTGAGCTGATTTCAAGAAGTGACTAACATCATCAGAAGTCTGTCCCTTTTCCATCAATGCCAGTATCTTATTCACTCCATTTTCTACACCAACATTCATATAATTTAGTCCAACATTTACCGCTCTTGATAACAATTCCCCATCAAGTTTTTTATGTGTTCTAAAGTGTCCACCCCAATACATTTTTGGTATATTTCCACTCTCTGTTTCTTCTTCTAATTTATTGATAAACTTTTTAAATAGTGGCATTGACCCATTAATTAATGAATCTGTAAACCAAAAGTTGTTTATGCCTGTTTTATTTTCTAATCCTTTCATCTCATCAACAATCTTTTCATTATTTTTGTATCTGTATAATCGTGTTTCACTACAAAATGTGCATTTAAAAGTGCAACCTCTTGATGTTTGCATTGGTAACGTAACTTCTAAATCAAATAGTTCTGCTAATTTTTTATAATCATCTATTACTTTGGTGTCCCAACTTGGTATTTCTAATTCGTTCAAGTTTTGTGGTAATACACCACCATTGAATACTGGCTTTCTACCACTACGACCTTTTTTCAATACCGTAGGAAAACTTGGTGTCATTTTATCCCAACGATAAATACCTTTTACATTTTCATAATGTCCGTCTTCCATATAACGATTTACTAATTCAGAAATAATTTTTTCTCCATCACCCGAACCACAAGCCACATCTACAAATTCTCTGTAATTATCATTTTCAACTAATCCACTACAATCAGAATACCAAGAGTAAGGGCCACCATACCAAATCTGTATGTTCCTATTTTTTTCTTTTAGATATCTAGCGATGTAATCCGTTGTGATAATATTCGATGTGTAAGTTGTAAATGCAACAACATCATAAGTTGATAATATTTCTATATACTCGTGCCACAAATCTTTAAAGTGTGGTAAGATTTCATCTTTGAAGTTTGCTTCTGAATTCCAAGGTGTATCATTACCCCAATCCCAAAACTTTTCTATGTTTTTTTCTTTAGTGTATAACGAACTTCTAATGTTTAAGTCAACTTGGTCAACTTCGACATCCTTGTTGTTAATGTGTGATTTTAAACTACCAATTGCAAACGAAGGTGTTTGAACTGACCATTGTGGACATATACATAATGCTAATCTCATACAAAACAATCTCCTAACATCCAAGTTATCAATGAATATCGTCTTCCTTTTGTGATTGGTGTAACTCTATGTGATAAGAATGCAGGAAAGATTGTAATACTTCCTCGTGTTCTTGGTGCGATATAATTATTTTTTCCTGATTTGTCTGTGATACCAAATTCTAAATTTCCACCCTCATATTTTGTTTCGTCTGATAGTTGAATTATCGCTGTTAATTTTCTTGTAGAAGTTTCTTTTGAACCACAATCAGTATGCCATTTATATTTACCACCATTTTCATATCGTAGTATTTTTACCTTTTCTAATTCTTGTATGTTGTACTTCCAAATAGATTGATTGGATAATTCGAGTATCATTTTTAATTTATTTTTAAGTTTTTCGTTTTTAATCGTAACTTCTTTGTTATCACGAACTTCTTTGTTCAGAATATTCTCGTCATAATTACCAGCGAGTTCTGATTCAGTTGGTTCACCTGACTCTAAATATCTCATCAACTTCTGACATTGACTCAATGATAAAAAGTCCTCACTATGAACTACAAATTTAAAGTTGTCGTTTTGTATCATACGAAAGTATCCCCTACTGCCCAAGCAACACAAGAGTATCTTTCACCTTTTGTTATCTCGGTAATTTGATGTCCTGCAAATGCCGGATGTATAATTAATCTACCTGGTTTTTGTTCAATAGTCTTTCCGTCAAATAATTTAAACTCTCCACCCTCATAATCATCGTTTAATGAAACGATACAAGTTAATTTTAATGAACTGAATTGGTCTATTGGATAAAAGTCTGAGTGTGGATTATACCAATCTCCAACATCATACTTATGACATTGTATTCTATTTCTATAAATACCTTTGATATCATAATGATAATGAACTTGGTTTGCATGGTTTGCAACTGAAATGACTTCCCAAAACTTATCTAAATATTTTTGTTCATCAGTCTTATTGATATTTAACAAACAAATACTATCTTCTTTCTCATAGTATTTTGTTTTCTTTCTTTCAGAATTTTTATTTACTTTGTCAATGATATAGTCGCACTCTTCTTTTGAAAAGAAATCATCTTTTGTTATTACCCACTTGAAATTATTATTTAACTTCAAAGATTCCATATCTATTGGTTTATACATTTTTTATCTTATTTGAAGTGGTCTCCGATAAATAACTCTTGAATTACATATCGTTTACCTTTACTAACTGGCACCACATTATGACATAGAAATGCCGGAAATAATGTTAATGAACCTTTTAATTTGTTCATTGTATACCACTCTTTTGTATCTTTGTCTTGGATACCGAACTGAACATCTCCACCCTCGTATTCACTTGGGTCTGTCAATTGAACAATTCCTACTAATTTTCTTACTGAACAAGTTCCTGCATTAAAGTCTGTGTGCCAACCATAGAATCCACCCTTTTGATATTCTATTAACTTTAACTCGTTGTCACACGCATCAATGTCAAAATGGAATACACTATCATTGACAATATTTGCCATTTGAAACATTTTGTCTTGTAACCATTTCCAATCTTTATTTGGTTTCGTTGGTCTGAATTGATTCTCTTCTTGTTCACATAAATACCACTCATTAGTTTTTCTAATCTCTGGTATAACTGCGTTTTTACCTTGTTCATCTCCGACGCAACCAATCACATCTTGTTCTGATTCCATAATGTCTTTTAACAATTCATCACATTTTTCTTGTGATAAAAAGTTTGGAATTTGAATTAAATATTTAAAGTCGTTATTCTGTTTCTGACTCATCTGATACTAAAACCCTATTCGCAAAGTAATTCTTGCCGTTGTCTGTTTTGTTAATGTTGTATGTTTCTACAAGTCCGTCAATCTTCTCAACACTAACCACACTTAGTTTGTTTAACTCATCATTTAAAACTTTATCACCGACCTCTAATGGTCTGTAATCTGAATCTATGTATGAATCACTCGCAACATAAAATGGATGGTCATCTGTGGCCACAATTTCGGTATTATCACTAAACTTATATTTGATTAAATTGTCGTGTAATACTTTTACAATCTCTAAAACCGTTGAGTTTTGTAATTTACATTCCTCAACATCATAGGTTTTTATTTTAGCTCCCAACTCAATGTGTTTAATTTTATGATAAGTTCCATCTGATAATGTAATCATTGTATCTCCCGTGAAACATTTACCTGGTGGAATATTGTGAACCAATATATCTGATGTGAAGTATGTATCAATATCCTCAACATCTAATGAATAGAAAGTTTCTTCTTGTGCTACTTCTGTTTTTGATGTTACTTCGACTTCGTTTGCGTCTTTATCTAAAAAGTAATCTCCAATCTCTATGTCCTCTGGTGTTCCCCAACTCCAAGTATCTCCTTGTTTAAGAAAGTATCTACCACCTTTCATCATAGCTTGTTTCATCACTGGTATTTTGATACTACCATTTATTAAATAATATCCATAATATTCTTGGTTATAGTTTCTAACCACAACTGAACCTGATGCTACTGAACCACTTAAATCTGTTGAACTATAACTCAACCAATCCTCAAAGAAAAATTCATCTGGCATTCCAGCTGGTTTGTATGATTTAACAACATCACCAACTTCAACATCTTGAACTTGTTTAGTTGAGTTATCAAACATCTGAATTGAACTACCACTTGCAGTTGAGAATAATAAAGCGTTTTGTATATGATATCTATCACCACTCAATACAAATTTAGGTGCATATGAAAAATCAAATCTGTCTTTATCTCTTAGTAAAATATGTTTATCTGGTGTTAATAGAAACTCTTGCTTGGTAGTCTTTAAATATCCTGTGTTACTCAATGTGCTACCACTTGGAACAATATATGTTTCAATCAATGCTGAACCACTATCTATTGAATTTTGGTAAGTTGGGTTTGATGAATTGTATTTATGAAATAATATTGTATTATCAAACGCTGTTCCGTCTGTATTCGGGTCTTTAATAACAAAGTCAGGATGATATGCATTACTATCTGAAAATGAACCCGTATTAAATATTGGAACCACACTTGCACTTTCAGGTGATGAACCTAATATTGTTCTAAATACATTTTTATTGAATGAACCACTAACTATGTTTAATAATGTATCATCACTAAACCAAGGTGTTTGCATAAATAAGTGAAAACTACCTGTGTGGTCATTACTACCTCTTTCTGAAAAGTATGGTAGTGATGTATTTTCTGTAAAATCAAAACTACAACTTATGTTGTGTCTTGCAAAACTTGAGCTGATTAGTGGTTGTTGGAATGATGAAGGATTTTCTTTTATAGCGTCGTTTTGTCCATAAATGTATACTTTTGAACAACCCTTTTCATTTGCATAGTCTGAGATTAGGTTAAATGAAGCTGTTTGTTCATTGTAAGAACCATAAACACCACAAGCGGTGTTCATCTCGTTTAAATATATGTTATCCGTAGTTTCCTCTTTGATGTAATCAACACCTGCCATAATACCAATATTAGTATTTGTTGGCCATCCACCACCACTTCCTGTGATATAATTTAAATAATTTTCTATTTTTGTTTGTACTGACATAATTTTTTCCTATGTATATAAATATCAGATATCTTCTAATTTAGTATAATAAAAGATATTCTCTTGTCTCATAACCTTTAATGCTGGTTTATTCCAACTTTCTAACATAATTGAAGCACTTTTGTATCCTCTTTTGATAACTTCATTACATCTCAACCATACTAAATCACTACCCAACCCTTTATTTCTATGTTCTGGCATTACATAACGATTACACAAATATGGATGTTTTTTATTCCAATCTATAAAACACCAACCACCTTCAACTAAATAGAATGACCACCCATCTTGTAATCTATTTTCTAAATTAGTAAGTGTCCACTCACTCCAAGGTTTTCCAAATGAATCTTTAAAGTTATCCAACTCTTTATCTATCATTTCGATTTGTTCCCATTTTATATCATTGTAGTTTGTAAACTCTTGATATTCTGGAACTTCTTTTGGTTCGTAATTAGTTAGATTTATCTCGTAATACATTTGTTAATCCTATTAATAGGTATTTAGCCAGTCTTTTATGTTGTTCTTCCGTTGGATGAATCTTATCCTCTACCAATGTCATAATCTCCATTGAGTTTAGAAATGAATCTGGCAACATATCAAGTTCATTTTCTATTGGCATAAACTGAATTAGTTCGTGTCCAAATTGTTTACATAAAGAATCTACACTCCAAATATACCTTAATAACTTTTTATTATCAACATCATCGTTTTGAAATTTTGTATAATACTCTGATGAATAGACTAAACTTTCTTTTTTTGAATTTTGTTTCTTAAAGTCGGTATTGAAGTCTGGCACAATTCCCCTAAACATATTTCTTTTCTCACTCCAATATTCTGTTCTATGTGGAAAAGTCCATTGTATAGTATAAATAGTTTTCTTTTTATTATTTATCAGGTGGTCAAAGAATGTTCTAAAGATTCTGTCATTACTACCACCTCTCCAACCATTGTTCTCAACATCAAAATCTAAAAACGAACCCAATATATAAGGATAACTTTTTTTAGATGCCTTTTCATATTTTAATTTAAGTGGCATATAGTTTCGTTTGTCTGATTTATCATTAAACCAATCTGGTAAATCATCTAACTCTTCACCAAATGTGAAACTACAACCAAATGAAGTTATTTGCATTTTTCCTCTATAACTTTCTTTAATTTTTTAGCGTATAATTCGTGAGACTTTGGTCCTGGATGATGAGTGAGTGTGTAATCCACACAATCAAATTTTACATCTACAAAATCATCTGGCACATCTGACTTTGCGTCTCTATGTTTTCCCCAAGTTCCCCAAATAATTTTATCACGACCAACAAATTTGTTTATCATTTCGTAATGATGTAATAAACTGAAATAAATATTATACTCATTATATTTGAAATCTTCTGGAACACTCCAAGATTTATAAACAACTCCATCATCATCAAACCAAATTCTTCTAAATGTATGTGGAATTGTAATGATGAATAATTGTCTTCTTGATTCTGGTATATAAACTTCAGTTAGTTTCTTGGCTGCAAAATCTAAACCTGTTCCACCACCAGCGTAATTGTGAATCGCTGTATTTTCATCACCCAATAAATGTGCAAAAGTTTCCTCTTGTTTTAAATCCCAACCATAAGTCCAACTACAACCAAGAGTGTAGATTTGTCTTCTGGCATTTTCATCATTATAGATTGGGTCGTGTTGTCTATCACCATCTAACCTACCATTGTTATTTTGGTATATGTTTAGACCTTCTTCTTTTCCGTCTTCATATACTCTATAATCATCATAGTAGAGTTTTTCTACATTGTATCTAATCTTCTTGTTCATTATACCAACCACTATCTCTCATTATGGTTTTTATTTGTTCAGCATACAATCTGTGAGATTCGGGACCTGGATGTCTTCCTGCATAGTCGTGTAAATCAAAAAATACATCTATCATTTTCTTTGGTATCTCGTCATCCCAAGTTCCCCATATGATTTTGTCTCTACCTATTAAACGATTTAGGATTTCATAGTGATGATAGAAATATAAGAAGTGATTATATTCGTTGGTTTCTGCAGCCACTGGCTTGTCCCAAGTTCTACGAGCTGTTCCATTGTCTTCGAAATGCATTCTTCTAAAACTATGTGGAACTGTTATTACATATACAAAGTTCTGATTTATTCTGTGATTAAAGTTATGATATACTTCTGTAACTTTCTTTACTGCCCAATCTAAACCTGTTTTACCACCACCATAGTTCCATACTGATGTGTTTTTATCTCCTAACAAGTGAACAAAACATTCTTCTTGTTTTACATCCCAACCATAAGTCCAACTATCACCAAAACAATGTATTTGTAATGGAGCGTTTTTGTCATTATACTTTGGGTCTTGATATCTACTTTTATCATCTTGATAAAGATGTTGTGATAGTGTTATTGGTATTGCTTTTTTGCCAGCACCTAATGTCGAGTGTCTATGGTCTACATCTTTACCGATATCTGAACCATCTGCTGCTACATTGATATATCTTAATTCTTCATTATAATATTTCTCAATGTGTTGAATGGTTTTATCAGAAAAAAGTGTATCTGCGTCTGTAATACCACTTTGTTTACTTGAAGGTGGTTTCCAACCTAACTTTTCTAATACTCCCACGATTATACTCCTGGTTTTGCCAATCCGGCTGACTCTAACATATTTTGTGGAACTTTTCCACAACTACCACAAGTAAAAACTTGAATCGGAACGATTGATTCTTTACCCGTTGGTGATACTAATGCCGATATTTTCTTTAAAAAGAATGCCGGTGTGAAAGCTGCGTTTCCACAATCTTCACATTGTATAGTATCTGCGTCTGACAAGTCAAGCTGTGGTTGTGCTTTTGGTGGCATTCCGTCTGGATGACTACTCATTTGATACTCCCTATGATTTCTACAAACATAGCCATAATATTGATTTCTTTATCAACTACTACCGCATCTGATTGTTGGTATTTGCTCAAAATCAATATACACTCTGCTATATGTCCTTGACCCCATTCATCTACAGTATCAAACATCAATCTGAATAAATCAGAAAAGTCCGTTACTTTTGAATCTGCTAACAATTGTCTAATGTTTTTAAATGAATTCTTTTTGTCTTGTGTTTGTAATATTTCTAACACTTGATTTTTATAATCATTTTGAACAATAGTATTTTCATCAATCATTAGTTTAGAATCTACGACTTGCCTTTGAGCACCATTGATTACTCTTCTAATATCTGGATAACCACCATTCACAATAGTAGCTATATCTTTTACATCATACTGAACTTCTTCATTTGTCAATATATTTGCCAGATGTTGTGCAACTTGTTTTCTATCAGGTGGAAGTATCTGAAATGATTGACAACGACTTTGTATCGGGTCAATTATTCTTTCCACATAATTACAAGTCAATATAAAACGACAATTCTTNGAGAAAGTTTCCATAAGATTACGAAGTGCTGCTTGNGCNTTTGGTGTAATGTAATCACACTCGTCCAAGATAATCACTTTCATATCTTTGAAACCTAATGTTGATGCGAAGTTCTTGACTTTCTCACGAACTACATCTACACTATTCTCGTCTGATGCGTTTATGTATAGATAATCACAATCGATATTGTTGACCAATAGTTTAGCAAGAGTAGTTTTACCTGTTCCTGCTCTACCGAATAATAATAGATGTGGTATATCTCCTGATTCAAGATACACCGACACCTTTGATTTTAAATGGTCATTACCGATATAATTCTCTAATTTGTTTGGTCGATATTTTTCAACCCATAAGCTGTGTTTCAAGCTTTCCATTAATTAACTGCTTGTGTTGATACCAAGAAGTATTCTGAATCGTAGTTATCGATTGAGAATTTAATTCTTGATAGTCCTTGTGAACTAACTTCTAATGTTGCACTTTCACAATCTTTGTTTGATTGTAGAATAGATGCGAACATATTAGCATTGAATGAGATTGGTTCCATCATTTTGAACTTTGTAGTTTCAACTGGAATAGTAACACGATTAGATGCGATACTTGCATATCCAATCACGATTTCTGCCTTGTCGTTATCAGTTAATATCGTAAAGGTTTCAGCTTCTGCTAAAGCACCCTTACCACTAATAAATGTATTGATGAAATGTGCGTCTACCTTAATACCTAACTCAAATGAATCTGGTAGATTCTTAAGTTCTGGTGGTGTTGGTATAACTGACAAATCACTCAACATATATTTAGATTTTGTTTTTCTTTT